GTTATTTTGAGAAGGATAAGGCCAGCGGAGGCAAGAGTGCCATCAACATCTCTATTACAGGGGTTGGTGGAGAGACTACAGTGATCTCTGGCGGCGAAGAAGAAGAACCCATTGAAGGGGACTACACAGATGTATAACATCAATGAAGACTTAGATTATTTTACTAGGGAAGAGTTTGCTTGTCAGTACACTGGCGAGAATGAGATTAGTGACAGGTTGTTGCTGAAGTTGGATTTGTTACGTGCTAGATGTGGTTTCCCCTTCGTTATCACCAGTGGCTTTAGAAGTGAAGACCACCCAATAGAAGCGAAAAAGGAGACACCAGGAACCCATGCCCAAGGCATTGCAGCGGACATTAAAGTTACAGACGGTACACAGCGGTTTAAGATTGTTGAGGAGGCTATCAAGATGGGCTTTTCAGGAATTGGAGTTGCTGGTCAGTTTGTTCATGTTGACATCCGCGACCTTGACGGTAATGAGTCTCCTGTAATGTGGACGTACTGATATGGCTATTAAGTATATCCATGTCAATCAACACGTCATACGTGCTAACAAGAAGCACAATGCTAACGATCCTGTGTTGACTATCAAGGAAGGCAAGAAGAACACATACGCCCATACAGTACAGATACACGGGCCTAGCACAGTTATCTACGGTGGTAACGACAAGCCAGTGTTGTCTTGCGGAGCTAGGGTTGTTATCAAGACTGAAGCGGAACTAACCATTGACTGATTTAGCGGTTGAGCTGTTACCTTGGCAGCAGGAAGTCTGGGAAGACACTACACGCTTTAAAGTAGTGGCTGCTGGTAGACGTACAGGAAAGAGTAGGTTAGCTGCTTGGAAGCTGATCATCAGTGCGTTATCTGACAAGAAAGGTCAGGTGTTCTACGTTGCCCCTACACAGGGTCAGGCTAGAGACATTATGTGGCAGTTGCTGCTGGAGTTAGGACACAACGTCATATCGTCAGCACACGTCAACAACCTACAGATTAAGCTGATCAATGGCTGTACCATCTCTCTGAAGGGTGCTGATAGACCTGAGACCATGCGTGGTGTTAGCTTGAAGTTCCTGTGTATGGATGAGTACGCAGACATGAAGCCAGAGGTGTGGGAGCAAATCCTACGCCCTGCTCTAGCGGATCAGAAGGGTGAGGCGTTGTTCATTGGTACGCCTATGGGACGTAACCACTTCTACGACTTGTATACGTACTCAAGCGTAGGTAAGGACGAGGACTGGATAGGTTATCACTTTACCAGCTACGACAACCCACTGCTAGACCCTGAAGAGATCAAGGCTGCTGAGAAAAGCATGTCAGCCTTTAGCTTCCGTCAGGAGTTTATGGCATCCTTTGAGGCACACGGCAGTGAGCTGTTTAAAGAAGAAGATGTTAGATTTAGTGAGGAAGAACCTACTGATGGTAATTATTACATTGCTGTCGATTTGGCAGGATTTGCAGATGTACAGAAAGTCACGACTAAAACCAAACGACTTGACCAGACGGCAATTGCTGTGGTTAAAGCGGGCGTCGAAGGCTGGTGGGTTGCTAATATCGTACATGGCCGTTGGGGCGTCGAAGAGACTGCACGACGAATCTTTGAAGCAGTCAGAGACTACCAACCAGTCGCAGTAGGCATTGAGAAGGGTGCGTTAAAGAACGCTGTAGCTCCCTACCTGAACGATATAATGAAGAAGAACCAACGCTTCTTTAGGATTGAAGAGCTAACACACGGCAATAAGAAGAAGACAGACAGGATCGTGTGGGCGCTACAAGGCCGTTTAGAACACGGTAACTTAGTATTAAACAAAGGCAAGTGGAATGCTCAGTTCCTAGACGAGTTGTTCCAGTTCCCTAACCAATTAGTCCACGATGACTTGATAGATGCTCTTGCATATATAGACCAGTTAGCTAAGGTCTCTTATGCTTTTGACTACGAGGAAGAGGACTACGAATTCCTAGACAAATACGCAGGCTACTAATTATGGAACTAGAAGGTAACGACAACTTTGCTACAGAGCAGTACCTAGAAGACTGGGTAATTGATAAGTGTGATGACTGGCGTGACCACTTTGAAGCCAACTACTCACAGAAGTTTGAAGAATACTACCGCCTGTGGCGTGGTCAGTGGTCTGCACAAGACCGTACACGCGACACAGAACGATCTAAGATTATCTCTCCTGCGCTACAGCAGGCTGTTGAGTCTTCAGTAGCAGAGCTAGAAGAAGCTACCTTTGGTCGTGGCAAGTGGTTTGACATTGAAGATGATGTCTACGATCAAGACAACAGAGACATTGCTTTGCTGCGTAACGCGCTAGAGCAAGACTTTAAAAAGAACAAGGTACGTAAGGGTGTGGCAGAGTGTCTGATCAACGCTGCTGTGTTCGGTACAGGCATTGCTGAGATTGTTCTTGAAGAAGAAAAAGAGATGAAGCCTGCTACACAGCCTGTGATGGGTGGTGAGCTTACAGCGGTAGGTGTTAACATACAGGATCGTACATGCGTTAAGCTGCGCCCTGTAATGCCACAGAACTTCCTGATTGACCCAGTAGCTACAGACATTGACTCTGCACTGGGCTGTGCAGTAGATGAGTTTGTGTCAGCTCACTCAGTAGAGCAGCTACAGGAAAGCGGTGTATACCGTGACGTAGACATACAGCTCGCCTCTCCAGACTTTAACATTGAGCCTGATCAGGACTTGACACGCTTTGATGAAGACAAAATACGCCTGACTAAATACTACGGACTTGTTCCTCGCCACCTGTTAGACAAGGCTATGGAAGAGAAGGACTCTGAAGAAGAGGTTGTTACCTTTGAAGATGAAGACGACTCTTACTATGTAGAAGCTGTTGTTGTTATTGCTAACGGCGGTGTACTGCTGAAGGCTTCTAAGAACCCCTACATGATGGAAGATCGTCCTGTCGTAGCATTCCCATGGGATGTCGTTCCTAGCCGCTTCTGGGGTCGAGGAGTATGTGAGAAAGGGTATAACAGTCAAAAGGCGTTAGACACGGAACTACGCGCTAGAATCGATGCTCTAGCACTGACTATCCACCCAATGATGGCTATGGACGCTAGTCGCATGCCTCGTGGTGCTAAGCCTTCCATACAGCCAGGTAAGACCATTCTAACCAACGGCAACCCTGCTGAGATACTACAGCCCTTTAACTTCGGTAATGTTAACCAGATTACCTTTGCACAGGCTCAGTCGCTACAGACTATGGTACAGACTGCTACAGGCGCTATTGACAGTGCTGGTATCTCTGGCTCTATCAACGG